GACGAAAAACTCCCGCTTCCTTTTTCGTTTAGCCGCCAGCCCAACTGTGTTTGTAATGCGTAAATAGTTTGATTAAGCTCTTCTGCACTTATCTTTGGTCGTTCCATTGAACACATCTCCTTGCTTGTACAATGTCACCATATCAAATCATCAAATCCGCCCCGACCGGACATCGATTTTTCGCCAAAAAATTCGCTGACTTTTTGCACTTGATTACCGCAATCAACTCAATATGCCAGGAAGGACCCAAAAGACAAGTTGAGCGCAGCTTAGGCCTATTTGCAGTGTTTGTAAGTCCTTTATTTACGTATTTGTGAACGTATGCACAATGCGGTGATTTTAGCACAGAAACGAAAATGGGGCGGACACAGCGGACATTTGCGTGTCCGGTCACCTTTGATTTTAGTTCAATAATAAAGGTGAAATACGCAGAGCGGACATGGGGTGTCCGCTCGGTTTTTTGATGCTCAAAAGTGCTGCGCTCGTGCCCGTTGTAATGCCTTGTAATTACACGGCTTACAAGTAATGTCCTCAATATACGTATCAAAACTCTGTAAAGTGATACATTGTTAACTGTTTTGGTTATCATTTTTAAGTAAATCTCCGCTGAAAGATTGGAAAATCCAACTTATCGCCAAGGCCTTTAAGCTGAATATTCATAAAGCGTAAATACTTTGTGGTAGTTAAGATGTCACTGTGTCCCAACAGTTCCTGCAGGGTATGAATATCAACGCCACTTCGTAGGGTCTGAACTGCAAAGGTGTGTCGAAACATATGTGGATATATTCGTTTTGCAATGCCTGCAGCTTCACTAAATCTGCGGCATAATCTATATAAAGAAATGCGGGTATAGGGTTTGCATCTCTCGTTAAAAAATACAGGCTGATTCACATCACTGCGTCGTAGATGTCGTGGCATGGTCTTGCTGCGATCTTTGACTATGTATTTGATTATTGCATCAGCCAAACGAGGGCTTATTGGTATAGTGCGGTCTTTCTCATTTTTACCCCAATAGACTTCTATTACATTCACGTTTAACACTGAAGGTGTATGTCGAACTTGCAACCGACAAAACTCACTGGCTCGCAAGCCTGTATGTATCAAGATGTCGAACATCAATAAGTGCTTCTTGCTTGCCAAATTATCAGTTGCTTTTCTCATCAAAAAGTCGCTTAAAATCTCGATTTCCTCCGGAGTAATAACTTTGCTCCAAGTGATTATGTTGGGACGTTTAGTTTGTTTTCTGGGACGGTACATTGATTTATGTTTCTGGTTTATCGAAAAGCTTAGCTTGTGTTGCCTTTATCCCTATATCGACCGCCTCCTCATTGTCGATAAAATCAGACAGCTGCTCATATTGCTTACCGGTGATTTGCTTACCGCTAATATTAAGGGTAAAGGTCTTTTTCTTTCTATTTATACCTTTGATTATTCCTGTTGTTTTGACTACAGAAAGAGTCTGCTTTTTCTCTGACATTTTGAAATCCTTTCCTTGTCAATCGGGGGTCGTTTTACTTTTCGAGTATCTACGCTGCAAAACGGGATGCCATCCAAATACTGTGCCAGGTCCTTCTTAACGTAGTAGTCCGTACCATATTGCCGGCAGAGCTTAATAGCCTTCTCGCCAAACCGTCTCCAGTTAATTGTGCTCTGCTGATGATTGAGTTTGCCTATCTTGTAGAGGTCAATAAACTCATGAGTCCTTTCGATGATTTCCAACGATTGTTTTGCATCTATTACCGGTTCCAGGCTTACCCACGTCTCTATCCCCCTCTGTTTTGCAAGTTCAATAGCCCTTATTCGATTTTCCGGTGCTGCAGCTCTGGGCTCAACTTCCCTGGACATGTCCTCATCCAGAAAAGTCAGCGTTGTTGCAAAGGCATCATAGGGACCATACAGGTCAAAGTCCGGTACCGCTCGCATTCCCCCTTTCGTCAATATCTGAAATGGTATGTCGTTCACCTGAAGTATCTTGAGCACTTCCCTTGTCAGATTGAGCTCGTCATTGAGCGGCTGATATGCATCACAGCTAAAGCAAAGCAAAACCCTTTCGTCTGTGCCAGCTATCTGCGGGGCATCTTTTCTCAGATGTAAAAGCACATCTTTTTTAACCGACTGCCTTGTATAAAAATCTGGATTATGGGTTACATTCGGCACCCAGCAGTAAGTACATCCATGGGCGCAGCCCCTGTAATGATTTATTGCCAGAAGCGAAAATTCCCGGGCCCTGCCTGAAGGTCTATAAATCACTTGCATCTATGCTCCACTTCCCCATTTCCACCCTCCAATATCTTCTTCGCTTCTTCAAATAACCAGTTTACTTTTCTCCGCTCCGTAGTTTTTAGTGTCTCTTTAAGCTCGATTATCTGCTTACATAAATTGATTATGCCCTGTGATGGCTTTTGTGGCTTTCTCCACAACACAACACCATAAGCCGACAGGAGAAAAAACACCGCAAATAAAACAGCCTGAGGGTACTGCTCGATCCCTATATTCACCAGGCACCAAAAACCATTTGAGATCATCCATAGCGCAAAGCCCTCCCATCTTTTTTTGATATTGAGAAAAGCTCCTGTTAAGGCTATGACCGTCACAATCCAAGCTACCATTCTTTTTCTCCTTGCATCTGTTCTGTGATTTCCGCTTCTTTTTGTATATCCTCTATCTCTGCCGGCAGAAGGGCTTCTATGCCCTGTTGTGCTTCCTTGTCGGGCACCCCCCACAAAGTCTCATCATCAATCGATTTTTGGTCCGTCATTTTGTCTTTGGCTTCTTCTTTTTTGGCGAGCCGTTTGCATTAAGGCTCTTCCAGGATTTGGGCTCCGGGTATACATCCTGCGAAACCTTTTTGAAAATAGATGTCACATCGATACCGAGCACTTCGCCTAATCCCTGTACCTCAGCAATCATCTCGTCGGGGGTTTGTGAAATGGCCCCGCAATAAGTAAGACGTTCTTGTAAAGTTTTTGATACCTGATTCCATAATTTAATCAATGCAAACTCGTGTCTATCTTGTGTGGAATCATCACCAGCTTTTTTGTAAATATCTATGAACTTGTCCCATTCAACCGCCCTACGTGATTTCTGTTCGGTTCCGAAAACGGCGGCAAAAAGCATAACCGTGAAAATCTTGTCCTCGCAGGCAATGTCATCGACCTTGAGTTTTTCGATTTCTTCGATTACGTTGCGAATCACTACAAACCAGCGCTTCTTATCGAGCATAATCCTTCGTTGTTTAAGCGGTGTAGGTTTTGGCTTGCCATCAGGGCCTATAGGACGGCTTTTGTCTCGTTTGCCGATTGCATCGCCGATCGGCTTGATCCATCGCAACTCACCTGCATTTTTGCCGAATACTATAAGAGCGGGCAGGGCATCTTTTGCATCTTCCTTTGATGATTTCCATTCGTTGAGAATATAGCCGAATTGTTGTGAAAGATTTTGTCGTTTATAATAATCAATGTGCTGGTCAGGCATAACAGCAAAGACAAGGTTGGGATGTTGCTGCCCGAGCTCAATAGATCGCTGCTGAATGTGAGCATTGAGTTTTACGCTCCAGCAATTCTGGTCCAGACACCTGTCATTTTTCTTAATAGCTTCTTTATCAAGCGTATCGTCAAACAGTCCGGGCCGGGCACTGCTGCGCTTTGAGCATTTTGTGCAGGCCGGGACATCTTTTAGTAGTTTGGAATCGCTTGTGGCCCATGTGGCCCAGGGGGCCTTGCTGAGCAGGTGAAACGTATCGGCAAGCTGTTCTTCAAGCTCCTTCACGGTTGGAACCATATCTGTATAATTTATCTCATTTGCCAGAAAACTATCTTGTAAATCTTGCGGCAGCGCTGCTATAAGCTGTAAATGTGAAGCCGTCCAGTTTGCCATCATTGAATCATCAGCAATAGCCTGTTTCCAGTCATTGCTGAGGTTCTTATCTATTGCTACTCGCTGCAAAATCCAGCGAACGGATTTGCCCAATTTTGACGCTGCTGCTTCGACATCACCTTTGTATTTTTGTAGCAAAATGTTTGCCGCCTTACTCTGCTCGAGCGGAGTCAGGTCCGCGCGGCCAAAATTTTCGACAAAACTAATCTCGAAGGCCTGCTCATCGTTGATGGTGCCATAATTAATAGCCTTAATTGTAGTCCTGTCGGTTTTGGCGGCAGCCAGTAACCGGCGTTCGCCGGCCAGCATCTCGAATTTGTCTTTTTGCTTTGAATGAATCCGCACGTGGACAGGAACTATAACGCCCAGGGCCCTGATGCTTTCTACTAATTCGAGAAAGTCGGCGGCCTTGTCGTTGATGATCCGGGGATTGTCCGGAGATGTTACAATATCGGTTAATAGTAATTCTTGATAAGTTTCCATATAAATTCCCTTTCATCGTTTCAGTACGACCTTGTCTTTTGCCGTGTTTTAAATATGGGCTCCGCCTGCCACGGCCGCCTACAGGCGGAGCCCGCTCGGGGGAATCAAATTAAGCTTTCGGTGCTTTGCCGCGTAAACCACGTATGAGATTCTCAATTTTCTTCCTGTCTTCTGCTGATAGCGCTTTGTCTTTAAGTTTATCAAGCTCTAATTTGAGCTCTTCCCAATGGTCGGGGTAAAGCCTTCTCCATTCGTTGATACCATCTATTGTCACGCTGCCGAGTGTGTGATATATCTCTGCTTCGTTCTGGGCTCGTGTCAGCTTTGGTTTTACTTTCCGCCAGACGCCTAAGCCGCCACCAATTATCGAGGCCGCGGACAATAAACCAGGCCAGGTTTTTGACAGTACCTTTAGGATGGTCAGGCCCGCCTCAGCGGAGGCCTCCGCCGTCTCTGCTGCATTCGGATCTATTGAGTACTTCTTCTCTCCGGTCACAGGGTCTTCGCTGGCAACGCAGCCTATAAATGATAAACCCAAGATCACACAAACAACTAAATACCTAAGTCTCTTTCTCATAATCTGCTCCTTAAAAATGATTTAATAATTTGCCAATACGATTTGGCTGATTTGATTTGGTGGAATTCTTGATTAGACGCTCGCGTCGAGGGACATAGCCAAAAGGCGATTGTTTCATTGCCGCGATAAACATCGCTATTGGGTTCTCGGCTTGCCGGCATTGGTTTGCTGCATCAATCATCTTATCGAATATCTCTAATCCGGCTTGGCCGAGTTCGATTTTCTCCTGGAGCTGGTCGATGATGTGCCTTAATGTGGTGCAATCCGATTGATTGGTTGTGCGAAAAATCTCCGCAAGTTGCATAGCCGCCCAATTGCGTTTTTTACCCAGATCGGTTTTCGAGACCGAAGCCGAAACAGATGGAGAAGAAGAAAAATTCGAAACCGAAGCTGTTTTTCCCCGATTTCCCGGCAGGGTTTCGTTTTTATTTCTTTTCTTTTCGGTTTCGTTCAGAAGCGTACCGGATTTGCCGGGATGCTTGGCCAGCTCAGCCGGGATACTTGTCGATAAAGCTCCCCGATTTGCCGGGAATTCCCGGCGAAGCGGGGAAAAGGGCTTAAATTCTAACCATTGAATCTCCGGGCAGCATAAAATTTCCATTGCCCGGGCCACGACATCGGCATCCCATTCCAGCAATTCGGCAATTGCTTTGGCATCCATAGGATTTTGTTTTTCATCAAGTATCCAGCCACGATATTCACGTGTCTGGTCTGCCGCTAATTCCATGCATTTGCCAAAAATACCGAATGTGGCCTCTGCTATCCCGGGACCATAAGGCCACGCTTTTTTGATGAGCTTGCGGAAGGCAGGTCCGAGCCGATGTCCAAAATTAGTCCATCGTATATATTCTAAGGGTTTTTTTCTGAGTTGCTCAAACGGAGTATCAAATTTAGCGAGATGTCCCTTCTCCGTAACCTCATATCGCCACCAATCTACGATTCGATATGCTTCCATGCACAAATCTCCTTCATGCAAAAAGTAAGGCCTCTTGTGGTTTTGGTTTTTTGTAACGATGCCGGTGCGTAGCTAATGTATAGGCCGCTTCGTGGACTCTGATTTTTTCTAAAATTGGTTGCTCAGCTCGTTGGCGAATTTGTTGGATATGTTCTTTGCATTGTTGAATTTCTTGTGGGCTGGGAGCTTTTTTAACTTTTAGTTTCATCGGCTTCCAGCCAATTGGCTGCCGGTCGTCTCCTGTTATTCTCCAGATGTGATAAGTCTTGTTGTCCCCACGCCAGGTTCCCTTATGGGAACCCAGGTCAATTATCAGGCCCATATTTAAGAGATCGTTTCTCCGCGCCGTTACCGAGTTGATTTCCCACGTTCTTTTTTTGGCTTTTGGTTTTAGTGTGACTTGCTCTTTTTGATTGAGGGCCTCCAGGATACGCCTGTCATGCGTGGGGCCGAGCTCCAGCAGGATTTCATAAACCGCTTGCTGATTCGGCTCCAGCCTATCCTTTATGCGCTCGAGGGCTATCAAGCTCGTATCCCTTACCGCCATTAAATCAATTCCTGTTCTTGTACTGAACCTGGCAAAATTTCATAAACCGCTTGCGGCACTTTTTCATATCGCCTTCTGTTAAAGGCGGACCATCGTTGAGAATATCTATGAGCATCAAGTGATTCATTACCTCAGCCGCCTCCAGCTTGGTCATTTCCTCGAGCGGTGGATAATGAGGGTTTGTCAACATTCCCCATCGTTGTTGTTTAAGACTTTTTGTATCCTTCATTTTGCGTCCCTGCAAAATGTTCAATCAACGTCACCTCTAAGTTTTCCAAACCAGTAGCTGACGTTTTTCTTCCAGTTTTTATTGCCCTCGGGGTCAGCCTCCTTGGGACAATATCGATTGCCCAGAAAATGTATGAAGTCATAGTCAGAACTGTGGTGGATCCATCTCTTTCTATTTTTTTTGATAGTCGCCGCGGCCCAGCCTGCTTGTATGTCCAGGCTCTTCTCCGGATGCTTTTCGATTAACGCCTGGACCTTCGGATGGAGTATCCCAAACTCTCTGCCCGGGCCGCCTTTCTCCGACAGTCTGATTGCAAGCAAAATTAAAAGGTTATCGCCTGTGCAGTTATTTCGTTTTGCCGCCTGCAGGATTACAGGCAGCTCCGCTATCAGATTTACATCATGGGCCTGGACCCGGACCGCCCCATTACAATAAACTTCCGGACAGCAAAGTAATGCTACTAACAGAGATGCTTTCTTGATTACTTTCATTATTTCTTTTTCCTTTTTCAATATAGAATGCGCCAGAGATGTCGCCAGCCCCGGCGCATTCCGGAGGAGGGTGATGAAAAGCTATAAATACTGGCAGGGTCGGGGGGTGATAACCCTGCCATAAGGTGAAGTATTCAGACTGTCAATAATTGGCTTACAGTCTGATAAAATAGCAAACTTATTTCACGATTTTTTTATCGCCTGCTTTGGGAGCAGGAAGTCGTAGGTTCAAATCCTATCACCCCGATTCACCTCCTCAACTGCAAGCTGAGGTGGCGGGGTGATCGCAACATGCGATTGCCCCATTTTTGTTATTTTAGAGGCGATTTTCTTGGCTTCATCGTACAATGAACTCCTGATCCCTGCATAGAAGTTACCTAAAGTCTCAAGATTTGAGTGGCCCGATAGAACTTTTACCTGATGCGGTGCAAGCCCTTGTTCAAGCATTATCGTAATATATGTCCGCCTGAGGTCATGAAATGTTCCCACTTGCCGGCCAAATGCTTTTCTCTGGATAGCCACGAAACCACGACGGAAATTCTCATCTGGGCATCGCTTTGTCCTGCTGCTTAACAATCCTGCAATCTTGAGTTTCAAGATATTATCGTATTTTCTTTGGCTTATCATCGGATAGTAGCAGGGCAAATCAGCAAGCAGGTTTTCGAGTTCATCGACAAGAGGCAGTTTACGAACCTCTTTGTCTTTCGGCAGCCATTCCCAGGTTCTGCGAGTATTGTTTTTCGGTTGAACAAAAACAAAGCCCCTGCGAAAATCATCTTTCGTAAGGTTCAGTACTTCGCCGCGGCGAAGGCCGGTCGTAATACCACACAGGATTCTGGCGAGCCACAGTTTTGAGGTTGCAAATCTTAACATTCGGTCTATCTCAAATTGCTCATAAACTCGAATGGGTTTTTGTGCGACCTTAAACAGTTTCAGGCCAACAACCGGATTAGATTCAATCAACTTCAATTTGACAGCCCAATTGAATACCGGCTTTAAGGCCCTCAAGTAAACATTGGCGCATCCTTTCGATCTGCCTGATTGCAGCAACCAATTTTTGAACTTTGCACAGTGATCATATCTGATATTACTGATAATCAGATTGCCTGCACAAAGCTCAAAATACCTAAATGCCCGCTCTGTGGTTTCTTTTGTCGGTTCTGCAAGCCAGAAATGCTCATCCAAATACTTAATACACAGTGACTTGATCTTAATTGACATGTTACTTCACCTCCTTTCTACTATTTATCAAACTGCAAGCCGTCAACAGCTTACAGTATAAGTCAAAGGCAGTCAAGCCAAACTGCGTACACCCCTATTAACTTTCCAAAGAGCTACCTATAATCCGCTGCGATAATCAATTATCTGGCCCTCCGTGGCCATTTATCGCTCCATCAAATAATCAGATTAACCACTTTATTGTTTTGCCAACGCTGGGATGATGAGTTAAAGCGCTATCGATAAGCAACCGAACCTTCGTATTAAGATCATCGAGAAATTGCTTGCTTACCTGCTGCGGGTCCCATCCTTGCCGCATTTCTTTTCCCCGGCGTAAGGCATAATCCTTACAATGCTTCCTGTTGACAAGGTCGTTATTGGCCATTTTTTCGGTTTTACCCTATGGTCAACTATGCTTTAATTCAAACAATTCGCTCCTGGGCCATCTTCGTGCGTTTAGAGCTATCCTGTACATCTCTCTGGGAATCAAAATTATTATGGTTCTCCGTTTTTTGCTCTTGACTTTCAGGGTCAAAGTTGATAACCTTGCGAATATGCCAGCGGAGGGCATCGGCCTCGGATGCGAATCCTTGTTTTTGCCACCATTTTCGATAGGCCTCTTTTACGGAGACAGGGACCTCGGTAGCGATAGTAGCCTTTTGATTGTTGTCTAAATTACCCATATAAAAGCCCGATTTAACACAAGGATAATCCTACGTATGTATCGGTAAGTGTCAACATAAAAATAAGTCGATTACATAAATATATTCACCTGATGTTCATAACATATTATTATAAAAGGACTTGCAAAACTAAATATTTATGATAAATTCTTAAAATTATGAGAAAAACTCAACATACGACTGTTATTTTGACCAAAAGCTCACAGGAAATTAAAGAAGATTTGGCCCCTATTTTTGGCCTGAAAAACATACTTTCTGCTGGTCTCATTTTGTTTGGCAAATTATCAGACAAAGAACAAAAACACGCTATTGCCGAGGCCAATAAAGCATTGACAGAAGAATCCTCGGGAGATAAAACATCTCTACAACAGATGATCCAAATGATAAAAGAAATGGTCGAGGTCGAGAGACAACAGCCGGGAACAGTATTTAGGGTTTTAGGCCATGAAGAACAACGCATTCTCGATGAATTTCGTAAATTGATAACACCCAAATTCAAGCAAAAGAAAAAAGCAAAATGAAAAAAAAATATATCATCTTAGTAATTTTGTTTCTCGTCTTCAATGTACATATTGCTTTTGCTGATGTATATGATGATATTGGATACGAAACATATAAACTCGGCGAAGACACAGGTCGATTCATCGGTAAGGCACTTTTCTGGTTCGCTTTAATTTCGGTCATCATAATAATAACGACGATAATCATTCTCCGATTAGTTTTTAGTATTGATAGGCGTGTAAATCAATTGGACAAAATTGAGAAAGAACTTTCACATCTTAATGTTGTAAATAATGACATACGAACTTTGTTAACATCCATTGACAGTGGTATCACTAAAAAAGGCGGCCAAAAATGAAAAAGTTACTCATTGCGATTATCGCATTGACTTTGACTGCCACCTTTGTCTTTGCTCAATATCGCTCGACCAGTCGTCAACCACAGAAAAAAACATTGCCGGTCAATGTAAGATTGGACCAAATTGAAAAACGCCTTGAAGACCTTACCCTGCGTATAGATCATCTCGAGGAAAAATCATCGCCCGTAACTAAATTAAAAAAACAGGGCCAGGCCAAAGATATTCAGCTTCCTTTAGAGGTCGGCCAAATCGTCTATTTTGATAATGATAACGATTTCAAAATTGAGCAAATAATAGATAAGCAGGATATGATTGTCGAGTTGCGAATTGGTTCTGTACCAAAACTTGGTTCAATGCCTCGTACATCACGTTTTTCAACAACAGTCCCGATTACAGGATATAAAAAAATTACAAAATTAGTCTGTATACGTGGTCTGGATACTTCCAAATGGGCTGATGGTTCTATTATCAAACCAAGTCCTGACCGGCTCTTTAAAATAACCGGGACCAAAAGTTATGATACATTGTTCGAAGGGATAAAAACATTCTTTGTTCTTGAGCCGTTTAATCAGAATTAAGTGTGCTATCAGCGGCGATGTAAGCTACGAACATATCATTTTTTAAGCGATTGATTGTCTTTTCAGTCTCTGCAATAAATTGTCCCTGGTTGTCGGCTTCGATAAATTCATTGCGAATCCGGCTGAATTCCTGGTCAATATCACTGAGCCGGCCGTTTAGCTCAACCAAATGCCGGATTCGATCCTGCTGTTGTTGTCTTTCTTCTTCTGTCATCTGATTTCTATTCACGGATTCTTCTGTCAATGCTTTATTGGCCTCGGCAGCAACTAATATATTTCTTGCTTTTCTTAATGTTTTTCTCTTCTTTTTACCACAACAGCCCATAAATTACTCCATCAAATTAAGGTATTGCGATTGTTGCAGTACCATCATAACCAGTTTGCATACCGTGTTCTTTAGGCTGATGCGAATCACACATATTTAATACAGTAATAAGATTGTCACAACAATCTGCTTCAACAAGCATATTGCTAAAATCTTCGTATGGTAGCGGAACATCTTCAGCTACAAATGCTATTGCTCCCCCATCAAAGCAACATTCACCTTCACAAGCATACCAAGCACATAAGTTAAAAAGCTTTGTAGCATTATAGAACTTCAAACTAATGTACCAACCTCCTGCAGTACCTTGATAACAACAAGCACCAACTTCAGTTCCTGTTTTACTTATAGAAAATTCATAATCATTCAAATCCAATGCTGGCCAAGATGCCATTTCATTCAAATCAGGACATTCGATAACGTCAGAAAAGGTTATAGTAAACGATTCGGGACATGGACAGCAAGATGAGCATAGTTTATCGTCAGCTGATGTAAGTATATCACCTTTTCTTTTGTATAACATTAAGCACAACTTTCAGTATCATCAAATATTATATTGGCTATATACCAATTACTATCTAAATCCTGAAAAACCAAAACAACATCGCCAGCAGATAAGTCGGGCCAGACATCTCCATCAAAATTATTAGATCCAAGGTGTTCACAAGGATAAACATCAATGGCATCTCCAGTTTCAAGTCCTCCGGAATCTAATAGCTTGCAAGAGAAAGGACCAGTATTGTTGGAAGGAACTCCACCTGTTTGTATTTTTGCTCTGCGTAACGCTATTGTTGCTCCGATTTCGAATAATGCGGTACACCACCACTTGCCCTGAATATTTATAACAAAAATATCCTGGTCATCTTTAAGAAGGGGAACAGCATCTTCTAAATTGCCCCCACCAACAATCTCACAATAAACATCGATGGCCGAGCCCAATCCGCTTTCTATCTCAGTATCCGTATTATCGTAGAGATTGGCGGTAATTTTTGTATCCGCCGGAGCATCTTGGGTGGTTATGGCCCTGCGAACCACGGCGCCAGCTACAGGTACTCCGACCCATCTGTCATTTTCTTCATCATCTTTTTTCTTCCAGGCAATAATACGATCATATTTGGCAAGGCCTTCCTTATATGATGATTCGGGGTCGTTTTCATACAGGTTTAGAATTTCTACTTCGGTTGTGTTTTTATCATCGAACTTATCGTCTCCCGATGTATCGTCCCATTCGGTTTTGTCTATTGTCTGTTCGTAACAATTATATACGCCATCACCTGTTGCCGCAGATTGCACTTCGAAAATTTTGATGTCTGTAGCAGCGGTTCCGCCGCCGCCAATGCCAGTGCTTCTTTTTCGAAGGCGATGCCGCAGATTTTTATGACGATTGTACCAACGTACAATCTCCTGGAATTTTTCAGCATCTCGCGGTGATAATACATAATTTCTCATTGTTTAACCGGAAATCAGATGCCAGTCTGCCTGCTGTTCTTTTACGCCGTTGCGGCCATTAAAGTAACCGGATTATCGGAATCGACCTTGTTGGTAATCGTCAGCACGCCCGGGTCATATTTCAAGATGCCTCCGGCCTCTAACTTAAGAGTCGTTACGGTCCGTGCCGCTGCAGACTTTGTAAAATCAGCGGTCCCGCCTTTTACATTGCAGGTTGTTATAGTGCCGGTCGAATTCGAGATAACAGTTGCCCCTTCGGCATTGAGAGTTGTTATGATGCCGCTGCCTGTAATTGTTAAAGTGCCGGCCTTTGCATTTACGGTGGTTGCCGCACATTCGAGGATACCGTCGCCGCCGAGCTGATCTAACGTAGTTAAAGTGACGCCCGGGCCGATAAAGACATCCGCATCGGAATTGACCTGGCTTACGTAGCTGATTATTATCTTGCTGACCGTTGTGGTCTCTCCCGTCTCTGTCGCCACCCCAACACTTCCCTTGCGAACCTCGATAGTCGTACTGGCATTATTGGCCTTCAATCGTACGGCGGGCTTGTTGCTGTCTGCAGGGCTGCCCGTATTATGCACTACGACTGCTGACTGAGCACTGCCAAGGTCTATCTTAATTCTGCCGGAGCCGGCCGGCATCCCCGGGCCGTAATGCTGGCCGATATTCAGTTTTGTTGCCCCAATTTTAAGATAATCATCGGCATCGCCTATCTTGCCTATATAAGTTTGGTCAACATTCAAGCTGGCCAATGTCACTGCCGATTGGTCGAATCCGGCCGTTACATCCTGGCTCGAATTTTCAAGATAAACATCATCGCCGTTTATCGGCACACCGGATGGCAAAAAGTTGGCTGCTACGCTCCAATCGCCTTCGTTACCGCTGTCGTTTCCTAACCAAATTTTATTAGCCATTTTTTATAACTCCAAAAAAGAAAATGGTAATTCAGAATATATATCAAACTGTCGAAAATACGCGTACCCCGCATAAATTTGCTGAGCTGTCAATTTTCGGCCATTTGCGTTTAACGGCCATGGCTGTGCTACCGGATTTCCTTCTTCATCTTGGATATTTACATAATCGGTACCTGCCTCATTCCATTGTCTGTAACCTGCATCAAAGACCTTCAACTTCCAGCCGTCTCGTCTTATCTGAAATTCGTAATTTACCTGCCAGTAAAACAAATCCGCCGCCCTGGCGGAGCGACCGCTAAAATCAATACAGCGTACCATTTTCGGCGCAAAGCCCCAGAACCAATCGCTGTTTATTGCATCCTTATAAATAAAGGCGGCGGCGGTATTAAAGGCCGCTTGATTGCGATGAATTCGCAAAATTAAATCCGCAAAATCCCTTGTGATCGGCGGGTCAAACGGCTCACCTGCGGAATTTGTTATGGGCTTCTCGTAAATATCTCTATCAATCGGCTCGTTCGACATTGCAAAGCCCCATTCTATGTCCCAGGGCTGTGATAAAGGGTCTGCCGTCGGTTCGAAACTTTGGTCCTTACCGAGAAAAGAGTGTGTTGTGTAATTAACCGTAACTTCAAACAACAGAGGTCCTAACTTTCTTGGTGTTTTGTTCCGAACGAACAGCCAGTTTTTTAGCGGATGTCTTTCCCAGACATTCGGAATTCTCACATCTCCAACATTGGCTTCCACAGCCAAAAACGGCCTTGCTAAAGGGTCATCTGCCGTATCGAATTGCACGGTGAACTGGCGCTGTGCCCAGGCATCTTCCCTTCCGATGTCGGCCTCTAATCCTTCCCAGCTTTCTTTTACATCAATAACGGGCATATTGCTTCTTCTTTCTTCTGTTCTTATACAATCGCCGTGGCTACCAGCTCCGTTCCATGTTGCGGCAGCAGCAAGCGATTGAGCCGCTCGATTCTGTCCTGAATTTTCAGCATCGCCTTGAACTGTTTTTCACTGAATTTCAGTTGCTCTTTGGTATTGATTGCGGTCTGTTGAGCATAATCGAACCTGGCACCCGGCCAGAAGGTCAAAAATCGTGCCTCCATTGCCGGTAATTTTCGTGATATATTAGAAACAAGATCTTTGATTGTATCGGCGGCCATGGAAAAAATAGCAGGTGCACCGGTTTCGCCGGCGGCAGCGGCAGCTCCTCTACCGGGCGGCATACCTAATTCTTTGAGTCTTCTTAAATGTTCCGCCCATGCCTGGTTTACCTGCTCGCGCAGATTGGCAGGCATATCCTTCGAAATTCCTTTTAAGGCCTCTTTGAATGTATCGGTTACGGCACTGAGAGATTCTCCGAGAATAGTTTTGGTTTTCTCTTTTAAAAGCTGTTTTTCCGCTTCTCTGCGAAGCTCCCAATATATATCAGTTCTGTGCAATGGCGGTCCTAATCCTTCGGCAACCTTGCCGGCAGGAAGGGTTTTAACGCGCTCTAAATACAGTTGTTCTGTCCGTTTTCTGATGGCACTTTCCTTGCCGCCTAAAAGACCTTCTTTAACACCCTTCCATATCCCCTTTCCTCCGGCGATAGCTAAAATAACCGCCGATTCGAAAGTTGCCTTGAGCAGCTTAAGAAACGAATCAAACACAAGGCCCATTCCGGCCCGCCAATCTTCCCTCATAAAATCGACAAAATCCAAAAACATATCCTTTATCAATGTTATATAAGAATGGGTTTTTTCGGCCCAGTAAGCAATGACCGCCTCGTTTTCTTCCGCCCATTTTTTGATTGCCTTTGCAGATTCAGCGATAGCCGGTAAAAACGGTCTGCCAATCGTTTCGGCAATATCGCCCAATTTGTTTTTCATTTGCTTTAATGCGCCGCCCGCGGATTCAGCCTTTGATTTAGCAACATCCCAGCCCCTTGCCAGGGCGCGTTGTAAAATAATGTGCCTTTCCTGTTCGGTCTTTGCATCTCGCAGCTCACCCACATAACTTTCCAGGGAGCTGCCTGTCCCACGAATGGCGTCAATATAATATCGTAGAAAAATTTCGGGCTTGCCGCGTCCGCCGCCGAACCCTTCGTATAATGCAATGGCCGCCTTGGCCGCCTCCGCCGCTTTATCGGCCATCACACCCTGGCTCATTGCTATCCGCATCAAAGTCAGCACGTATTCGTCACCATATACCGTTGCCGCCTGTATCTCTGCCGCCTGCATCTTCATTTTTTGCATAAGAGCATCGGTATATACGCCGGCCATTTTTAGTGCACTTACCAGTTCAATTTCCGCCGCCTCCTGTTTTATGGCCGCGTACGTGCAATACGTAAAAGCGGCCGCAAGGCCCATGACTGCATACTTAATAGTTCGAAAAGCTACTGCAAGAGCACTTCGTGCTATATTAGCTACGCTCTTAAATGCCCTGCCCATAACTACGGCGGCCGTTCCGATCATACCGAATTTTCTTGATGCCTCGTCTCTGGCCTTTACAACTACATTGACACTATGTGTTGCCATTAGTTAAATATCCCTAATTTTTTCTTCCAGTATTGCTGCTCTTGAAAAACAAATCTTGCTGCATCAACAAAGATTTTGGCCTGGTCCAGCACTCCGCCGGCGATCGGTGGCAGTCCCTTTTCAAATAATCCGGCCAAAGCAATAATTTCAAAAACATCACTTGTGATAAACTCCAGTGGACATTTTGTAATAGACAGTTTGCCTGTATATTCGCATTCGTCACATCCCTTGCCGCCGCAGTTGACGCAGTCCATCTCTATCGGTGTTATTTTCGTGGGTTTGTCTTGGCACGCTTTCGGCCCTTTGCAGTTTTTGCACGTCTGCCCGAACTGGATTGCGATTGCGAGTCGAATTTTTTTTTATCCTCTAAGGACGGTCTTTGTGAGACCGCTGCCAGCATCAATTCCGTGGCCTCCTGCAAAGTGACCATGGATTTAAGTTTTTCAGGATCATAAGGAATTTGCTCACCTGTTGTTGTTTTCATGTTTCGCCAGTTGCATAAGGTTTTTTTAATCACCTGAAAAGCCAGATCAATCATTTCGCTCGCATCTTTAGCTCCTTCAAACTTATCGTTAAGCCTGGCAATTTCCTCCCATTCAATGATGCTTAAATATCGAAAGACGAACACCGGTTGTTTATCATTCGATAAATGCTCATCAGTGCTAAGAACGATTTCGTATGTTGCGTTTGGACGCGTCGCTAACGGCATCTTTTGCCTTCCTTTCTTTTTCCAGGGCTTGTAAATATTGTTCCTGGGTATCCTGAGAAAGCGAATCCCAGATTTGTTTTATTTGACTATCGCTTGCATTTTCCAGGCCGCCGCGATGTTTGATTATCGCCTTGCGAATTAAATCCATTCCCATAGGATTTCTCCTTTTTCAATTACCAATCACTATTCACCAATCACCAGTTACCAATTATGCTGTTAGTACGGCAACCTTGACCGCATCATCACCGGAGTCATGATTGCATTGTCCGGTTATATCATAAGTCAGAATGCCGTCCCTATTACCTTCCGGTATCTCGCGATATTGAAACTTCGGTATAGTGAAGGTGATCTGTTTGCCGGCCCCGCTTCCTAAAACCAGTGATACCGCCGCCTCGGTGCCGGCCAGCCATATACCGTTAATGTCGTAAGCGGCTACGAGCTCGGCCTCCAGGTCGCAGGACATTACCGGGTCGTTATCGACAATGACCGCGTGTGCTATTCCGCTGGCGGCATTTATGTCCATCCTTAACACAACTTCATTGCCCATATTCAGACTAACCCGGCTTACCTTTCTGGCGGCCCCTATCGAAAACGTGCCACTGGCTAATATCGGCGGTGGCTCCGTCCCCGGGCTAAAGGCCGGTAGCTCTTCATCCACCGGCGCATCCCAGATACCGGTAAATTCGAAATTGCACATCATCCGCTTGCCGGTATCACCTTCGAATGTGAGATTTCCCATCGCACCGTAAAGGACTTTTTTCTTGCCGTCCTCGAATACCTGGATCGTGCAGGTCTTATGGTTCGCCACGACCGATGAAACCTGGTAGCTTTCTGCGGTATTTTTCAATCCGCAGCACTGAAGCAGCACTGACAGACCGGCATCCATGGCATCGGTGCCGTTGCCGCGCAGTTCGGTTGAGCAGGTAAAAATTCCGCTTCTTTCCTGCACTATTCCTGCCACGGAATTGCCCAGATATTTGCCCGATCCCCGCCGCGGCTCGAACGGGGACGAAGGCCGAATGTCGGGATCAAAGATCCGTATATCTGTAAAACCCTCGGTTTCTTTCGTTCCTTTCTCAGTCTCGAGCTTGGCCTGTATGACTTTTTTTCTTGCTAACATTACCATTTCTTTATCTCCTTAACCTTTAATGTATGGATCGTCATATTTAACGCGGTATCGAACCAGGGCCCTTATCGCTATACCGGTAAAGCCCTCACCGTCATCGAAAGGCGTTGATGCATCCACATCCGTATCAATGGCATAATCTCCGCGGTATGGCTCTTCTTTTAGTTTCTTCTCTACATCGGCCCTGACCTTGTTGATACGGGTATCAATGGAGTCGGTGGCTTTGTCGCTGTCGATGATCAGGGCCATAATGATAAAGGCCTGGACCCATTGTTTTGTTCCCACCGGGCTTTCATCTTCGGTCTCATCGGCCTGCACGATTAAGACCGTCAGATCATCCGGGCTGATGTCGGCAAAGTCGTTGCGCTTAGGTCTGATTGCAGTCAGGTCCTGATTAAAGCCGTTCGCTTCCGTAATTGCATTGATGGTATCTTTGATATTTTCAGCGATATGTTCAATTACCGGTATGCTCATCTTTTTCTTGCCAGTATAAGTTTGACCTGGTCATCGATATTTTTTTCCAACTTTTTGGATGTCTCTTTCTGCACATCGGGAGCTACGGTACCACCATGTTCAAAGACCGAACCGATCGAAGTTCCCATCAACTGCACAATTGGAAGCCGCTGCGGTCCGGTCCTGCGAAAGACTCCTACGTGGCTGCTGGGCATAGTCTGAATAAACGGTCGAGGTGCTTCGGTGATTCGTTTTCGTCCCTCGATTTTGCTTATCTGATAGGACACTCCTTTTTTTAGCTGCCTGGCCCCGAATTTAATCAGCGGTATTCTTCTCGTAAAAAGATTCAGTGTGGCCTGCCATCGGCTATAGGTTGCCTTATGAATGGTTATCCCTTTGCGGACATCGGAGATTTTGATTTTTACCTGCCCGCTTATCCTGCGTGCGATTTCTGTCCTTGCCGATGTGGTGGTCCTGTTGATGGCCCTGGACATTACCCGCGGCATACCCTGGGGTATATCTCGCAGCATCTTTCGTACCCGGGCCAGCCTGGCCTCATCGTATTCTATTTCAACCAGTTTCTCCGCCATTTACCTGAGCTCCAGTTTCATCATCCCCGCATCCTGGCTTAGAATCTTTGTAATCCTGCGCTGCTGCGTGCTCTCGCCGATCTTTACCTGTAAAGCGACCTTATCGCCGCCGGTATCGACCTCGCTGCTACTGATACCTTTGGTATCATCATTGGCCACCGTTATAGTCAATCTCGGCGCCTGCCCGTGCGGAGCGCCGTCGAGATCATCCGGCCTGTCACGACTGACAACCGCCGTAATCTCGCGACTGCCACCTCCGTTCGGCCAGTACGTTACCGACTCACCGAATGTCGTCAGAAAATCGTCCGTACTATCAATTAAGGCCTGGTCAAATTCGTTAGCCATTCAATCATCCCGGCGGATAAATCGCCTTGCATTTCAATCGTTCCGTCCGCTTACTTGTTCCTTTGACAATTTCAACAAACAGATAATAAATACTGCTTTCAGCCGAGCCGTATATGGTAAGGGCCTTCAGCGTGTCCGGCAGGATGCCATCGTAATAGCCGTCATCATCGCTCTCTTCGTGAGTCAATTCAATCGGCCAGGCATCGCCTTTTCGAACAGCCACATAGATATTTTCATTGCCCGTAAACGTTTCGGCCGCATAAGCTGCTACAATAATAATGTGGTCCGCATCCGGTATGGAATCGATTTGATATTCGGCAGGGTCGGCAGTTATGTCACTATCGTAATTTTGACTGCCTTCGATATAGATAAAATCATCAGTTGTCAGGTTATGCTTGCTGATTTTTATCTTCGTTTTACTGCCTGCATTTTCTGATTCGGCAGCTTCGTCCGCATCCGGATGTTTCAATTCTTGTTCGAACAATGCCATTTTTATCGTAGCATCGTTGATGTAGCTATCCGTCTCGGCATCCTTTAATTCCTTGATCTCAATCAGATTGTCCGTAGCTATAAAAATATTCATCTCATTCGACATCTTCTTACTCACATTTTTTAATGGTTATTGTTGCTGCCAGTTTTGGCCCATTGTCAACCCGGCATGTAAGATGTTCCTGATTTTCAATGCTTGTCTCGAGCAGTGTCTCGTTCGCAATATCATCGCTTAATTTCCCTGAAGCGATAATGTCTGCACACAATAAAACATCAACCATAATCAAGGCCCTTAATTTGCTTTCGCTGGCTGTTAAAGAGCAAAAGAGGCGAACGGGTCTTTCAATCAATCTAAACGGCGGCGCCAGAACGGTGGCTTTATCGAATATTATTCTCACGGCGCTTGTATCTTCTCGACCGTCTGCAGCTCGTTTACTTCGCTCGTTGCCTGTTTTGTCAATTCGGTCCCATCGGCTTGATGGGTCTTTAAGAAATCAGCATTTTTACACGTATGCTTGTAGCCAAACCTGCCGAACAGCCAAAGCAGTTTCTGCCTGAAATTCCAGCTGCCCATATCAGTCGGCGGCTCCGTATTGTCCACATTATCCAGGCCATCCGATGCGATCACAACCTCGGTCGGTGTCAATGTACTGCCAAGAAAAGCATCGGTTATCGCGGGCGTCCCGCCCGCTCGAAGGCAGATTTGTATAATGTAATCGGTTACCGCTACGGACGGAAAATTGGCCATATACAATCCACCTTTATAATTTGTCAGTGCTATATCGCATTCATCCGCTCTCGCATCGTTCCATGTCCCGACCTCCTCGAATTGGGCATCGCCGACATCGTAAATATATCCATCTGATTTTCGACGTAAAAACGCATATAAATTAAACCCATCCGGGTAAGTCGTTGCTATTTTTGTCGGATTCGCCATCCAATTTACTTTTATCCTTTGTCTATTGTGGACTGACTGGCGTTTTTTCTTCTATCTTTGCTTCCAGTATTTCCACTTTCGCCTTTAGTTCCTGTATGCTTTTCACCAAAACAGGTATAAGGTCGTTCCTGCTGTGTTTAATATAGCCGTTCTTTTCACTTGTCAGTTCCGGATAAACTTTCTGTATGTCCTGTGCTACGAAGCCATAGTAAGTCCCTATTCTTTTTTCTATACCTTCGTAATCGCCCGTATTCGGGTCGATGGGTTTGGAATGTCTGAATTGCTGCAGTCCCTTTTCATTCCATTTATAGCTTACCGGCCTTATTTGAGACAGCTTGTCAAGGGCTGATGATAGCTTGGTAATATCTTTCATCAATCTTTCATCACGGGCAGTTGAAATATACCATTCGGTAATGAGGCCATCACGAATCGTAACTTCGTGGCTATTACTACCACCATCATCAAACTCTATAAAATCATCTATGCCAGTAATACCATTGAGGGTTCCGGAATAACGAACATCACCTCCAATATAAGCATCACTTTCAACAAAAATCTTTCCTTGAACTTCAAAATCATTCCCGATAAGAAGATTGCCCTTATCGCTTCCTATAAAATCAGGCAGAAGATTTGATGTGGCAACCAAACTTCCAGCAACAGCCACAGTCCCCGATAGACTCTCCGTTCCACTTGCAGAATTATAAAGTGCTGTTACCTCCCCGGCTGAAATAGCATAGTTGAAAATTCGCAGGTTATCAATTATGCCGTCAAAGAAACCGCTTGCTCCTCCGGAGTGTGCTCCAATCACCAAATTCCCACCATTGTCCGTATCTATTGCCCCATCTGTATCATCTATGTCATCTTGCAAAACTCCATTGATGTATATTTTCAGTTTGTCTCCGTCATAAGTTCCTACTATATGAGTCCAATCAGTGGTAGCCACATCATTTGAATACACTACCCTGTTTGTCGACTCAGAACCATCTAACCTTACGGTCGCTGCCCATTTGTCATTAGAGAAAGCCAACAGCAGGGTATAAGTTCCACCACTGGTCATTGCACGGTTCAGGATAAAATTACTACTTGCAGGAGCAGCATCATCAACCTTGATCCACGCTTCCATAGTAATCTCACCGACATTCAGACTTGCATCAGTGCCTACGGTAACTTTGTCGGAACTACCGTTAAAGTGAAGGGCTGTCCCTAACTTTGCAGTCGCCGTATCAAAATCTTCCGTATTTCTTGCCGCCGTTCCATCGTTAGTTCCCTGCTCGTCAACGACATTAGTAGTTGCAAGAGCATCATCCATTTTATAAAAAGCAACGCAACCGGCAGATACATCCCACGCACGGGTAGTTGATGTAGCCCCGCCGAAGATGGCCTCATCTCCGATAACATCTCCGACAGCACTCAAATCCTGTGTCAAGACCACGTCGCCATCGCCTTCTATCTGTATGGAATCCGGGTCGCTGGCCGAGCCGATATACTTGCCATCACCTATAATAATATCTTCATACAGCTTAAAATCACCACCTACAAGCGCGGCATAATTCATTCCATCATAAAAAGTAAGATATAGATTCTCTGCACCTACCCGCCTTGTATCTTGTACTACCAAACCGGAAACTGAAAATTTGAAACTTAAACTCCCGCCACAGCTAACCCCTATTTGGTTTCCTCCGGGATGATAAAAACCGGTATCGGTATCGGATTCAAAAGATTGAGAAGGAAGGGCGGCCGTCCCATCAGCCAGATAAAGAGCACTTGTCAGAGGATTGTGAACTAAGCTCTTATCGGCGACAATAGCATCCAGCTCGGCAAAGGTATCAATCTCCCCCGGAGTAATGAGAGCAAAGAGCTCCGATTCGAATTTTCCTTCCGTATCAATAATCCCCAGGTCACCCGAATCCGGCACATCATCATCAATTCCGGTATGGACCAGGCTTTGATCGGCGACAAGCGCATCCAGCTCGGCAAAGGTATCAATTGAGCAATCAAGCAAGATCGTACCATCCGTATCAGGGGCGGTGAACGTTCTCGTTGTGTCGGTGGTCAGGGATGCCAATTCGAAGGCCAATCTCTTGGTCGGATCTGAATTGTCGAAAAGCCGAAACGTTGCATCGTTGAACTGCTGCGGCGAAATAGGAACGAAGCCCGCCTGCAGAATATTGACAGAACATAGCAAGATCGCTGATATAAGAAACAGCTTTTTCACGTCAATTTTTCCTTTTTTTTAGTTTCCCACCATTCGAGCAATCAAACCGGCGTATGTCACGCTGCATCCCAACAGAAAGGTAAGCAGCGATATGACCGCCGTAGCCCAGAGGGGCGGGCGGTTACGCAGCCGATTGATTGCCTCCCATTGTTTATCTTCGCTTTTTTCTAATTTATTTAATTTGACCTCGATTCCGCTGTGCTCTTTACAGAAAACCGATGAATTACAGACCTTCTTATTATCTGCACCTGGCATTTTATCACCAAACAATAACCGCACCCGTTAAATGGTTAAGGGCCAACCCCGCCCCACCGGGGCGGGGTCAGCTGAAACGATGAAAGCCAAAAAAATATTTTTTATTAGGCCTCCGTGGCCCAGGTACCGCGCATCGCGGTTACTTCCCAGCCGTTACCAGCCACATCCGGCTCGATGACAACATAATCCCATTGTAGAGCGGTGGCTTTGGTATTGATCAGGTCCTTGTTGTTGGTTCCGGCAATGTCCGGTCCCATAATTTTGTCGTCCGCATTGGGATCAAGGCTTATCTCGACCCCGGCATCTGCTCCGCACATGACAAATGCCATTGGTCCCAAACCACTGGCCGTAGCCGGTAATGTAATTACGCAATCAACAGTAACGACAAATGCTTTATTGACATCCTCAACATCGACAGTTTTGGTTGCTCCTGATAATACCTCAAAGGTAAAACCGGCGAAGTTGGGAAATCCATCTGCATATTCGTTCAAAGCGACATAGACGTGCGTATCGGTCGCCGCTGCATTGGCAATGGCCGAACCCAACAGAAAATCTGCTGCTGATAGGACATTCGTTGCAGCACCGCTGCTGGCGGTGCCACCGTAAGGACTGCCGTTTTCGTCCCAGCCGACCGGGACACCTTTGTTAATGGCAACCTGTACCTTTTGGACCTTGACAATGCCTTTGATGCGGGCGGAGCCCTTGATATTAGCGGCTATATCTTTCAGACATACCCCGGCGCGTCCGGCAACCTGAACAACCTCACCGCCGGTGCGTGCCGATGCGGGTGTGTAATCCGCCACATCGCCTTCCTGATAAAATGTAGCTTCCATATTCTATCCTTTCTCAATTTACAAATATGGTTTACGTTTAAGATAGGATTAACTAAATTATTTTGCCCCGCTTCGCGGCAGCGAGTTATCCTATCGGTTTACGTTCTTTCCGTTTCTTTTTGTTCTTTGGCTCCAGCTCCGACTCTGGCTTGCGGTTCTGTCTCCAGTTTTGACTTCGGCTTAGTCTTTGGTTTTGACTTCGGCTTCGGTTCCAATTTACTCAGATGTTCTTTCAATGGTTGGTGGCAGTTAAAGCATTTACCAACGGAATCAGCATTGCTTCCATGTTTGGCCGCATCGTAACGCCAGAGTCCATCGAGAAGAACCAGATAGTTTGTCTGGCCGCAGTCACATTTGGTTGTTACATTTTCCTTCATTTCGAACACCTCAATTAATCTTCGCTATTCACTATTCACGAAACACGAATCACAAATCACGGGTCACAGCTACTATGCGGTACTCTTCTGCATCCCTCGCCAGTCAACTGCCTTGCAGCCGAAGGAGATCAATATCCGCCAGATCAGTCCAATCCTGTCCGGACCGGCATTGAAGGTCTCCAGTTTCGGCTCCTGCACACCGTTAAGGAACGATACTTCAATCGTATCAGCCAGATTCGGGTCTGCTGACATATACCAGTTCGTGGTCGAATAGCCGCTATAGCTGGCGTTGGACAATCTGGCCTCCGATACGACCTGTAAATCATCATCCGCAATCGGATTGTAGCTTCCACGAACCGTGTCGGTGGAGCCTGCTACCACGATGGTGATACTCTTGACAAGCTCTTTCGCTGCGTACTTCAGCTCCGGCGGCACGAGCAGGACCTTCGGTATAATATTGATGGTTTTACCGTCCTTGTCGGTCTGTTTCTGGAAGGTGTAAAGTGCCTTCTCCAGAGTCGCCTTAGCTAATCCATTGGAAGTAATCAGGTTGCTGTGGCTGGCATGGAACAAAGCAATCGCATCGGCCATAGCGCCGTTTGCCAGAAGGTGCGTATAGACCAGGTCACCTATCCTCTGTTTGGCCTTGACCCCGCGATTGACCGGTACTTTGGTAATGGCATTGAGGTCATCGTTGGCGATCGTCTGGTTGCTGATCCCTATATTCTGGGCATAGTCGTAGATGCGGTAGGTTTCCGCATCTTCTTCCAGGCTGCCGTATTTGACTTCGCCGCCATCCGGCAGTTCCGGGATCTCGCCCATATCGGTCAGCCGCACTCTCTTGATGTCCTTGTAATCGGGTGCCGACCCGATCCCGCACCATTTTCGCCAGCTTTCCGGCGCCAACTGGTAACCTTTGAGCAGGCTCTTATTGACCACACTGGACAGAAGCACCGGCAGTGTGGCCATTGAGAAGGCCCGGCGGACGAGCTCAACGCGGCTGGTCGGAATATTCTCGCCATCCAGAAACAGAGCATGCCTGCAAACATCCAGCAGTGAAATGTCGCGGAACTTTCTGGCTGTCTCTGCCCGTTGGTCACCTTGTTTTTCGTCGGCCTGGAAAACATCATCGTATCCTGCTCGAAGCAGAAGGCCATCTGCCAGGGCCTCGCGGGACGGCTGACCGTCCGTGATATGAATTGCCGGCAGGCCCGCTATTTTCGGCCTGCTCTCACGGATTGCCTTCAGGAATATTCCCTGGGCATCCTGCTGACTCGTTCCTTCTCTGATGCACTGCTCGACAACATCGACCGGCACATCATCACTTGCCAATTCGCGGATGGCAGCAACACGCTGACGCTCGGTCTCTATGGCCTCATTAGCAACCTTGGCGGCATCAATCGCAGTTGTTTCGGCCCTCTGGCCTTTATCACCGTCCGATTGGCCGGTCAGTTGGTCTTTCACCGTTTCAGTTTCTTTTCTCTTTTGCTCGGTCTCAAAATCGGCTTGTAGTGCCTCTCTTTGTTGTTCATCCAGGTCGTCATAATTGAGACCTCGCTCAAGCAGCCATAGCTTAAACTTTTCCATTTTACCAATCCTTTCATTTTGATTTGACAAACTCTTATTATCCCCGTTGAGCGGGGCCTCTTTCCGATTTTTGGCTTTGCTGTCGGCGCCGACAGCTACAACACTTACTTCTTTTAGTTCCCAATCCGTTACTACGCGAAGGTCGCGCTTGCTTGACGCCTTAAATTTTCTGCCCGCCACTTCGGTTTCCTGGCCTTTCTCGATAATTGCAGAATTTAGGATTCGATAACCGATGGAATTGTCGGTCAGGTGTTTTTCTTTGGTCAATTGCCAGGGATGGTCCGCTACCGGCGAGGAACTAAAATGTTTGGTACCGATTAATCGATTATCTTCAACTCGAATATTCCGGACGCTGCCATATTGTTTTTGCACACTTGATCTATCATGGCTGTCAACCAAAGGGACCTGTTCGGTTTTGCCTTGAAAACCTTCCATTAACAATATTTCTTCGACTACCCTAAATCCTATCCAGTCCAAAACGGCAACCCTGTCCTCCGTTGATAGAATCGCCTCTACGGTCCTATCTTCTTCATTCAGCGTATCGAATCGTGTTTGATAATGACGAATAGTCAAGTCGGTCTGTGTTGCAATAGGTATGTCGCGATGAGAGATATAGTCATCCTCTTTTTGTCCCGGTCCCGGTCGATCCACTCTGCGCATTCGACCTCCGCATTTCGGACATTTCAAATCTTTACAATGTTTATCGCTCTCCATCTGATAGCCGCATTCGATGCATTCGCAATTGTAGGTCGCATCGGCCTTGGTTTTTTCCTTCTGTGATGCCGGCTCAAATTTTTCATATTTGATATTGTTAGTTTTTAGCCATTTCTTTGCCTCATCGGCCGTCCAATTTTTTGTAGGAAATCGCAGGGCCTGAGGTATAGGCGGGTCCGATGGCTTGGCCTTGCCCTTGAGCTTGCCCCAGATAATTGCAATCGTCTTTGGCACCTTGATTTTGCCGTACAAACTGCCGCCTTCCGTTCTGCGAAAAGTCTTACTATCAAAATCATCCGGATTGCGCAGTCTCGCCGAATGCTCGTTCGGATAAGGTCTCAAATAGAACATAATTATCTTCCTTTACTAACTCCAGCGCCGGTTTTGGCGGTTTTTATTCCAAGATATGCCAATTTTGCCTCATCCGACTGCAAAATACCCAGCTCTTCCAGAAGGTCTAATTCTTTTGCCTTCTGACGAATTTGGCGTTCCCAATCCTTGCCCTGCGTAGCATATTCTTCGGATAGCGTGCTCGTCATACTCTTTAATCTCGATTCCTGCGCTTTTGCTTCTTTGAGTGGGTCCACGTGCTCCGAACCCGGCCAGAACCATTTGAAATTAACCTTTTCAATATCCATTGTTGGTATTTTTAGAGCAGGTATCATTATTGCCTCTTTAAGCCAGGTATAAAAAACGCGGTCGCATACATGGTCCTCGAGCCAGCAGCGCGTTGTTCTGATGAACCGATAATAGACCTGCCAATCCAATCTGCCCGAGGCGTAGTTATAACCCGATGAATTGGCTGCAGCTATGTTGAACGGCATGTTAATACAGCGAGCTATCTCGTTTAAGATTTCGTGTTTGAAATCCTTGTAGGTAGTTGTCGGCTGTTCCGGCTTGAATTGCTGCATCTCCGAGCCGGCGGGCAGGGTGAGCATGGCGTTACGCGGAATCTCCACCTCATCCATCGCCTCGATCTCATCCTCAAAGATTTCGCCGGTAACCTGAGTCTTAAGCGCCGCCGAGATATTTGCGGCAGTTTCGGCCCCTTCGAGAGTAGCTAAGGTATAACGTCTTAGATTTGCAAACAGAGGAAGTGCCGGTGTTATCCAGGGAACTCCCCTGGATTGTCCCGGTCTTTTCTGTTTATAAAGATGAATAACGTGAGCTGCATTAATTACATCATAATCGAGAAAATTACCGATAGCCCGGGCACTGCCGGGATGATTTTTGAGAATATAGTATTTGATAGGCCTGCCAAACTCATCGTATTCGATTCCATCTCGAATCTTATTGGTGACATTTAACAGCATCGGCACAGCCACGCGGTCCGGCTCGATTACAAGTAATCTCAGCCGAACTTCCGGTCTGGCACGGAGCCAGTGTTTGGCCGGTTCTGCCGATTGCAATAAGATAAATGCCTCACCGGATTCCGCCTGCTGCCAGGCACCGGCAAGTTGCAGAATTTCCTTGAATTTCATCCGACCCTCGATGTCTGCATTAAGGCACCATTGGCCGAACAAATTTTCGACCCTGCTGTCAAAATCATTGTTGTCGGATAATATTTGCAATCGTGGTCCGGTCCCGATCATATCGTTGGCCATCGTATCGACAATACCGGAAGCATAAGAATTGTTGCGAATCTCATAGCGTGCCCGGTTCCGCAAGGTCTCTATATCTTTTCGAATCAGCGAATCGGCATCGAGGTTGTCTGCAAAGGTAAAATGCGGTGTGATATGCCGGCTGAATGCCGCGGCATCATAACTGCGAATCCTTTCTCTCGTCGCCGCCGACAGCACCACTTTTCTTTGTGATTTTGCTTTTTGTTTGGCCATATTTATCTTGGTCCGCTTACTTTTAACGGATTTATCTTAAAACCCATCCCTTTCGCCTGGGCAGCCAACTGGGCATAATAGTGTCGTGCGTCAATTAGACTTTTGAGTGAACGGTAGGTAACACTTCTTCCTTCGACAGACAGTGACACCGGCTTTCCCGCCCAGCTTGTTATTGCCGTGTCAATCACCGTTATAATTGCCAAGTAATCAGCCATAGTCTTGTTGCTCGTAATAAAAACAGGCCGTACGGGTGTATGGCCCCATACGGCCTACAGTTTTCTGACGTCAGATTATAATTACTTCAATCTTCGACCCGGCACAATCGAAGTCAACAGAAAATATGCCAAAAATGCGGATTTTAGATAAAATGTGCTATATATAGCACGCTTTTTTCATCTCGATGCAATAATCGGCTCAAATTTTAGCTTGGACGGCAGGTCTCTATCGAGCAATTCGGTCAGTTCATCGGCCTCTATCAGCAAGCTTACTTCATCTGCCGAAGGCGGTACAACCGTCTGTTCCATGACCTTGATATTGGTCAATCTCGGTGTGGCATGGATTATCTGTTGACCCTCCAGAAGTTTGGCCAAATCATTTTTCTTAACAATCAAAAAGGCCTGTTTTCGAGTTCTCATTTTTCACCTTCAATTATTTCTCTTGTCCTTATTCGTTTGCCGCAGTGCCGGCAAATCTTCCAGCGTCTTATAGCCCCGGGAATATTGATTGTTGTCACTGTCTCCCACGGCCGGCCGTCTAAATCGCGCAAGTCCGCACAGCCGCATCGCGGACATCTGATTCCCTTGCTCCTTTTTTTCTGCTCATCACTTAGCCTGACTTTTTTTTTCATTTACGATTCAGTCTTTTTTGTCTCTGTAATTCTGATAGTGATCTTTTCTTTTTTCTTGCCGCCGCCGTTTGTCTCTGCTCGGTGGGATGTCGCAGGTACTGCACTCGTCGAAAGTATCCGGCAGCTGCGGCATTGACGGCGGTATCGAGATGATGCGTGGCGGCCCCGCCTGATACCGGCTTCCACCGCCAGATTATTTGCCCGTAACGGCTGCGGGTCTTTACCTTCTGCTCGTTGGTAAACTCGCGGAAATAGTAATCCGGAATTTCTGCATAGAACTGGGTCGAGCCGGCCTGGCCGGCCTCCCGTGATGCCCAGCCGTGGACCTTGCTCTTGAAAAAATCAGGGTCAAGCATATACAATTGCAGACCTCTGTATCTGTATTTTCTTTTTTTCTCTGCAGTAGTTTTTTCCAGATTACTAATAACTATAGGTGTTCTCTGTTTGTGTGATGCGCCTTTGGTCGGCTTGCATATAGCCGGATGTCTCAAACAAAAATCATAGACCTCCGTATCTTTGTACCCAGAATCGATAAAGAGCTGCATGACCGCCAATTCCGACTCACCCCCTCGAGGGCCATCGGGGTTGGCCCAGGCAAACGGCGAAAAAAGGACCTCCTCTTCCAATTGCTCCCAGCTATCGGCCGCTCCCGATGATATAACGAAATTGCGCTCACCATAACCGAACCCGCGGACCTCGTAAGCTATTGTGACATTACCTCGCCTGTCCTCGTGATAATCGGCGCCGGCCATCAGTACCAGGCAATCGTCCGGCACCGTCCCCCTGCTAAAGCCGCCCTTGTTTTTTTCCAGTTCGAGGGTTTCTGTTTTGATAACCGTTTCGGTATATGCTTCAGCCAGAATTGAGTTCTTAAAATCCAGCAATTTACCGATGACGATTCCCTCCTCGGTATTGGCCTCGAACCATTGTGCCATCATCTCCGGCCAGCTCACCCAGGGGCTGATCAACGCGCTAAACTGAAAACCGCTGTGTCGCTTGCTTCGTTTTGCGGTGCCGGTTATATTTCCTTCGGCATCGATTTTCTGTCCCTCTGCCAGCCATATCCCCTTAGCGACGAGCTCGTCTTTCTGGAGCTCTTCGATTCGGCCCCTGCAATGCTCACATTCGTAGTATATAACGCCGATCGTCCGGCGAATTTTGTCCGGGTCCCGCAGCTCCTTCGGTATCTTTAATTGCGAAAATTTCCAAACACTGCATTCGCCGCAATGAGGGCAGGGTATATAGTACTGTTGTTTGTTGGATTTCTCGTATCGTTTGGTTATATAGCCATCCGTTGTCGTGGGCGTGGAGTTTGCAACAATCTTTCTGTCCCAGAAGGTTATCGTTCGCTTGGTGGCCAGGTCGATCGGGTTGGCCTCTCTGCCGGCAAACGGTGGGTATTTATTTACCTCATCGAGAAACAGGTACCGTATCGGCTTTCCCGCCAGGCCGGCCGGTGAGTTGCTGCCTCCGAAGAAAAGTGTCATCCTGTCAAAATAGAATTCTGTTTTTGACAGGTCCCAGATTCGCCCTGTCGTATGGTCGGTCAGGGCGCTGCTTGCCTCTATCATCGGCTTTAGACGATTCTCCGATGTGTAATCACAATCCACATCTCGTGGCTCGACCAGCAGGGCCGGTCCTGGGTCCTCGTCGATAGTAAAGCCGATCATATTAAGGATTGCCTCGGTCCCGCCCGACTGGGGCGGCTTGATGACCGTTATTTCCTCCGCCTCCGGCTCGCAGAAGGAATCCATAATCCCGCGAAGGTAGGCGGCCCGCTCCGTCCGCCAGGGCCCGGGCTCAGCGCTCGAGCGCGGGTCTAATACGCGGTGCCGGTCCGCCCACTGGCTGACCGTCAGCTCCGCCGGCAGCCGCCAGGCGTTCCGCTCGGCCTCCGCCCATACTTTGTGCCTTTGTGCCTTTGTAGCTATCACTTTTTTGCAAATCTCTCGATTATATTCCTTACCTCCTCGTTGATGATGGCCTGCACTTTTCTTGTATTCCTCAGCTTGGCCAATCTCGGCGCCAGTTTTCTGCCCATGCCCAACAGTGCCCTCTTAACCGCGATGACCTTGGCGACCTGCTGTTTTTCGTAATCGGCGCGATTTAAGAATTCACCCTGTTTGAACTTTAGCTCCAGTTCCGCTAATTGGGACTTGGTCTCCTTTAGAGATGCCTCCGCCTTTTGCTGGCGGAGCCGATCTTCATCGGGCGCTGTCCCCTCGTTCTTTTTATAGAAATCGAGCATGCCCTTGATATAGAAGCCCTGCTCGGTCCGGGGCATGCCGTTTTTAATCCACCTTCTAATCGTGCGGGTATTAACAGAGGCGTATTGGGCCGCCTCTTTTTGGGTTTTGATGATCTGCTCGGCCGCAATCCTTCGACTTCGCTCAGGACAGGTCCGGGCCTTGCCCCGCTTCGTGGATTTTTGTTGTTTTTTCTCAAGCTCGGCCAACTCGTCTAATTCACCTTTGCTAAGCGTCTTATTGTTTTTAACTCTCTCGAGCAGATAAAGATGTCGCTGTTTCTCCGCTATTTCAACGGCATCAACCTGCTCTTTTTTCAAGCACTAACCACACTATCTCCGATACTTTTATTACGAGATCGGCCAGCGCGAAAAAATGCCAGGACAGCTTCTCTCTGCCCCGGCAGGCGGTTTATCCGATACTCCGCCCGCGCTGGCTTCCTTTCACGTTTCATAAGCCCAAATCAGCCCTTTCTGCCCTGCTGTGTGCCCCTGTGTACCGTTTTGTCCATAGATTACACCTGTTACACCCTTGATTTCGCCCTGGCACCTTTGGTGCCCCTTATCAGCTCTGCCTTCCGGCCGGTCCATTGTTCCCAGCGTTTGACCGCCACATCGCAGAAAACCGGCTCCAGCTCCATAGCAAAGCATCGCCTGGCCAGTTTCTCAGCCGCTATTATCTGTGAGCCCGAGCCGCAGAACGGCTCATAGCAAATATCACCGGGTGTCGTATGCACCCTCATCGGTATGGCAAAGATTTCCACCGGCTTGACAGTCGGATGCTCGATTCCCGGGTTTCTTTTTTTGCCTTCCCAGTCTAATTCCCAGACATCGGTGTAATATTCCGGTGTCGTTGGGTCCCCCTCTTTGACCCATCCAACGGGCCAGACTGTTCCTATCTGTGATTCTTTATGCTTAAAATGTGGTTTTTTGCCTTTTTGCCACATCAACAGGCATGGCTCATGTCGCCAGGGATAAAATGAGAAGGTCAGGACCGAGCATGGCTTCACCCAGATAATCTGCTGATGTATCAGGATGTCCAGCTCATCGCAGACATTTTCAATCATTCGTTTGCGCTTACCTGCATGCCAGATATAGAGGGCAGTTTTATCTCTGACGACTGCAAAGCCTATCTGCAAAAAATCTCTCAGGAACTTAGCAGCTTTATCAATATCAATCTCATGATACAGACCCGACCAATTTTTACCTTCGGTTTTTACAGGTCTCTTTATTTCAGTATAATTAACAAAGTAGGGCGGGTCCGTGGCGAACAGGGCCGCCTTTTCTTTTCCCATCAGGCGCTGAACATGCTCCGAATTCGTAGAATCACCACACAGCAATCTATGTTTGCCCAAAATCCATAGGTCACCTTTTTTTGTCACCGGCTTTTTCGGCGGTTTTGGAATTTCATCATCGTAGGTAAGACCTTGTTTTTCGGTCTCGCCCAGCTCGGCCCTGAGCCGGTCGATCTTCAGGTCGAAGTAATCGGCCTTTACGTTCAATTGTTTTCGCAACCGGTCGATATATCGGCCCAGGTCCTCTATAAACCGGCCCTGGATTTTGGGATTATTGAGTGTGATATTTAAGAGTTTCTCATCGGCGCCGCTTAGATCAACCGTCACACAGAAGCACTGGTAATCGGCCGCGTGCAACCCTGCCAGTACTCTGTATCTCTGATGTCCCCCGATGATGGTGTTTTTATTGTTTCGCACATTGACCGCGATTGGCTCAACGCAGCCGAACTTCTTTATCGAATTTGTTAAACCCTCGAGCGCATCCTTACTTATTGTCCGGGGGTGATAGCTCGCAGCCCTTAACTGGCTCAATCGAAACTGCCGGATTTTCGGTTCAATCTTCATCTTTTTTTCTTTTACGGGTATCGTGCATCCAGCATCGGGCATCTATCCTCTCAAACTCAATCACCCAGACCCACGGGTTGATGTCCCAGCCGAAGCCGCGCTTTGCATTGAGAAAATCCCAATATTCGCTGAAAGCATTACGCAAAAACCTACATTCAGAAACGCACATCCCCCCTGGAAAGTCGTGTTCAGGACAATCAAATCCTTCGGCTCTAATGTCAAAGAATTTTATTTCCTGCAGCCGCTCCACCCTGATATTCGTAATTTGAAGCCATATCCGTGCGGCCCATTTCGGCATGAATCTTGAAGTTCTAAAATCGTACCAGTTGCGTAACCATCGCCCTTTTTCTTTTTGGGCCTGGCTCATATCCGCATCGTAATATCTCGCAACTTTATTCTTATCCCCGACTAAATTATGCTGCTTATGAAGCCAGATATTTTCCCTCACCCACAGTCTGTCATCGACTTTGCATTTGGCCTTGATAGGCCTATCATCGAAGCGGTCACTTGCAAACGTATAACCACTGGGAGATTGAACGTCTACGCAGACTATCACGGGACACATTTCGGTTTCGTAAGGCTGCGGTGTGACAATCCTTCTCGTCTGCGTCTTTCGTCCCTCGAGGATTCCCCGAACCGATTCGCCGCACATCACGATTGGTCGTTCTCTGCTCATTTCTTCTCCTTCTTCTTAGCGAGAATAATTTTTGGTTTATCACCAAATTGCACCGAAATTTCGTTGATGTTTTTGCTGTCATCAACAATCTTTTGCGTCTCGCGTTGAAATCTGCGTGCTATTTCTATTGCGCTTTTTTTCTTCTTACTCATTATTACTCCTTTTATAAAAGGCAGTGGCCATTGCCCAATTAAAGTCGTTGGTCTTTTAGGGCTTGCTCATCTCGTATCTTATTTTCATCTGCTTTGGGTGCATATCAACTCTTGGACGGCTTTTACGATTCCACGAACCACCGCCGCACTTACCAACGCATCGCCAGTTGGCCGCTTTTAACGATGTTCCAGTTTCAGTATCAAAAATATATGTAACCAATTTTTTATATCCTAATGTCTGGGCCGTACGCCAAGCAGCTGAATATAATTTACTACAAGCATTCTTCGTGCCATTTGTGCAAAGGCGCAAGACTTCTAAAGTCCAACCGTCTTGCAACATTCTTGCCACTGGTCGACCTACAATAGCCACACCACAAATTTTATCATTCTCTGCACAAGCAATTTGAAAAACAGAACCAACTGGTGGTTTGTGATGCCTATGAAATCGTTTCACAAACTCCTTTGCTTCACGTTGATTTATGGGTATTATTTCTAACATCTATCCGTTACAAAAAAAGGCGGCGGCCATTGCCGGTCCGGCGCTCGCCGGATTCCGGCTTGGAATGCGCTCTGTCTATCTTTACGTTTTGCAAGCCTTCAGTTCTCCATTTTAACATCATTGTTCATTTTTCTTTTGGCCGCCGCTGGTTAATCCATACTACCCACAGAACCACAATTAAAAACTCAACGCCGATTAGTCCGCAAGAAAAGGGGGCTCAATATCCTCCTCGGTTACTATTAGCTCAAGCCATTTATTATCTTCGTTCCCGCTTGCATCCGTGCAGCGTATTAAAACCAAATACGTCCCAGCTTGTCTGTATGTCGGCGTCCATTCCAAGTCCGCCCCGTAAACGATACAATTTGAATCGCATACCGGGTCGGGCGAACTGCAGGCGCCGTCCGTGCAAATCGGATAGTTATTTGATAAAACCATCCCATCCGGCATAAACTCGGCTGTAATAATCAAGCGATTTCCTTCGTAAAATTGACCGTTGGGGTCGCAAGCGACAATATTGTGAGATAGGGCTTGGCCTTCTGCAATCGTGTAATGCCATTGTATAACATTGTCTTCGGGCTTATTACGGATGTGCTTATCGGCCAAGACTATATATTGAGTGCCAACCACAAGCCCACAAACAACAGCAACGCAAATGGTAACTCGCATTTTTTTATAAAACATATCAAATCTCCTTTCAGGGTTCTTGGGGGGCTTTTTGGTAGCCCATTGATTCTATCACCCGAAACGTATCTATCGTGGAAGGGAACCGTTTGCGCCGTTCTTTTTTCCACTTCTCCAGCGCTTGCAAAACCTCATCTTCTTCGGGCGTGTAATCATGGCGACCATCGTAAGATATATTGAAAGTTTTGCGCTCCAGCCCCGTTTCAAAATCTATATCAAGATTGCTCATTGAGCTATTTCTCTAAAAACCGGCGGCGGCTCGCCCGCACGGGCTTAAAAACTTTACGGCGTGTTTGCAAGCTCATAACTTCCATCTTTACCTTTTTCGTATCACTTTTCTGTTCAGCCGCCGCCGGTAAAGTTAACAAAATCTGTTTTTTAGCCGTTATTGTTTACAAATCTTCCAAAAGACTACCGCGCAGTTAATTCAACTCACGAGTTCACGCTGCCGCTGGTCATAGTTCAAACGACATTATTTCTTCGTAAAGAGTTTCGCTGCGTTCTCCCGTGTTGAAGCGGCGTTTTAATTGTTCCAGTTGCCTCATTACAAACCAAGCTGATGCATAAGATAATTGTCTATACGCCTTCGCCACTTCTTCCAAGTGTTTCTGTGCTTGTTCCCAGTCTATTTCCATTTTTTCACTTCACTTTCCAAAAACTACAGCAAAGTTAACTCGACTCGCGAAAGCCGGTTTCCTGCTGCTGGTAATCACTTATCAAATAAGGTCATCCGGCTGGTGTTTTGATTGACAAGTAATACTTCTTTGACCTTTATATCGTTTTTGCCGCGAACTGCTTGATGTGCAAGGGCTTTAGAAATCACAATTTCGTGGCGCTGCCAATCAGGATATAGCTCATTAAGTTTGGGATGGTCGTAGTAGCTGACGACTACGCGGGCCTTCTGAAAACGATGCAGCATTTTCGCCAGTCGCTGATGGTCGTCCGACTTAATCTTATTGACGTAATCTTTTTCATGTTCGATATACGGTGGGTCGATATATAGCGCTGTCTTCGGTTCATCTTCGATTCGCGGTATGATGTCAAATGCATCCCGCTGCAGGATGGTCACTTGGCATAATCGGCGCCGCCAGGCCGGTATGGATTCAACAACCGATTTCCACCTGGTTGCCGCATGTCCGCCTCGTGATGTGAACCGCAAACAGTAACCCTGATTATAGCCGGTCGTGCCGGAAACTCCGTTTCGCCCCATCCATGAGCAAACGAAGTAATCGTATGCCCTATCCAGGTCGGGCTCGCTGGCATCAAAGCAATGACCTCTTTCGCGGCACCGATCGGCCGCTTCAATAAATATCTGCTCGTGCATCAATGTCCGCCTCAACCGACGATAAAGTTTCTGTGCGAGTTTTTCATGTTGGATCACACGGGCCAGGTTAATCAAGTCTCCGTGAAGGTCGTTAACGGTTTCCATCACACATCGCGGCTTGGCCAGCAGGACCGCCATTGACCCGCAAAACGGTTCCCAGTAAGCACTATGTTTGCCGAGCAGCTCGACAATCCTCAGCGCCAGGTTCCGCTTAGCACCAAACCAGGGTGCAAGAGCTTTAATTTTCATCTCACTTTCCAATTGCCTCTATAATTCTTTCGCCCAGCCATTTTGCTACCGGTACCGTGACTGCGTTTCCAACGGTTCGTTCGCGAGCTGATTGAGGTATTCCGTCAGTCCATCCAGCAGGGAATCCCTGAAGAGACTCCCGCTCAGTGTGTGATAGAAAACGAAGTCCCCGTTCCGACCCTTCAAACACATAATTTTCGCGACAATCCACGCGTTGCCTTCTCGTATTAAGACAGAGCAGGGGCGTCGTCTTAATACCATTCTTCTGGCAAGACACCTTATCCATCTGGGCGTTCTGGCATGCTCGGACGAACCGATCAAGGGTATTTTTGAGATTGAACCCTGCCACGAATTCACGATGTCTGCTCTGACCTGTAAATGCACGGGAATCCATGAAGACAATAACAGTTTTGTATCCAAGCAAGTCCAATCCCTTTGCGAAATCCACGACATCAGGTGCAGGAACATTTTCGCGGAAAACCCACCGGGGTTTGCATCTTGCCACCATTGCAAGAAAATAGCCCGACATGTCGGGTTTTGTTGTTCCATGCATTGCCGAAGCCGTGCTTCGAACGGGGCAAGGGTCTCCGCCCACAAGTCCCATGCAGGGTCTGATTTCGTTTTTGGGTACATCAGGCCAATATCTTTTGAGTATTGTGATGCAGTGTCTGTCATTTTCCACCTGAAACACGCATTTCATTCCCGCCTGTTCAAGGCCCAGGTCAAGTCCACCGATCCCACTGAAAAGACTGCCGAAAGTAATCCGTTCTTGTCGTTCATTCATCTCACTTTCCAGCCTTGGCCGACAGATTCCCACCTATTGACATTGGCCCAGTACTGCTGCCAGCTCGCGGTCTTAAATAATCCTTTATGGTTCACCCAGCGGGCAAACGCCCGCTGATACAACTTGCTTCTATCGTACGGCATCACAAAGGGGTCTATCCCTAACCGCCTCAAGGTTTCCACCCTGTACAAATCCATGTCCTCTTTCTCATGCCAGTAGCCGATCAGTACGTAGCACATCAATCGCCAGGGTTTGATGTATTGGATTATCTCTTTGAGTTTCGGCTCGAGATTCTGGCGTGGATTGTCCCAGGCAATTTTGATTTGCTTATAATGACGAAGCGATAGCAGCGCATCGCACATTTTCTTATTAAGCAAGCGGGCATCCACCCCCTGAAAATCAACCGGCTGACCCTGCTCGCCCAGCCAGGTAATCGCCTGCTGCCAGTTAGGATTGGCAAAGAAATTATTGTCCTGCACCACAATATTCCTGCCGTTCGGATTAAGATTTTTAGGTGTAACCGACTTGATATGTCCCTCTTTTTGCGGGACCACACACCAGGGACAGTTGCGAATACAACCCCTGCTGAACCATACAAAAGACCTGTCGCATTTCGGATAGATACTGTAATCCAGGTCGCATCGTTCAATCGTTACTGATAACTGGCTGGTGACATCGAACCCCGTCCCCCCGCATAGCACCCGCCGTGGCACTTCTGATTTGTTCGTGTAATCGAATATGCTGCTGCAATACACGTGGTCGAATTGACGGTCGGTAAGGGGAGACCACCATTTGACAGAATCCGCCTGCAATTTGTGATAACTTGCAATCTGCATATAAGCAGTATTGAAAATCTTCGGCTCAATATCCATCAGTCCAATTCGCATTGTCCGATCTCACCAATCCACTTTCCCTCTCTCGAGACAAGCCGCACCAAACACGGCCGCCACAGCCAGGTCATAAAGTTCACTTAAAATCGCTTCTGTCGAAGATGATTTAACTGCCTCTACCAGCTCGAAATATTCCTCAGCAACACAGCCCAGAATTTCATGACTGGACGAAAAACTCCCGCTTCCTTTTTCGTTTAGCCGCCAGCCCAACTGTGTTTGTAATGCGTAAATAGTTTGATTAAGCTCTTCTGCACTTATCTTTGGTCGTTCCATTGAACACATCTCCTTGCTTGTACAATGTCACCAT